GGTGCTGTCGGTCGCGAAATCCGCCTATTTATGACGCCGCGCATAGGAGCCTGATTGTTGCTGCTCCTTACTGATCAATAACTTATGACAACACCAAAGCCGGGCAAGAAGAAAACGACCCGGCGCGCTGCAAAGTCGCAGGGAAAAAAAACCCCGGCGGGCCCCGTCGAGATTGATGTCAGGCCCGGGTGGCTGAACAAGAAACAGATGGCCGCAAGTCTGGGGATCAGCGTCCAGGCATTCGATCAGTACGGCATCGAGCCGGTCGCGAAAAGGCACAAGTTCGGGGAATCGTTTTTCACGGCCGAGGCGGTCGTGGCGTACAAGGTGCGCCGGGCGGTCGAGGCTGAGCGCGAGCGCATGGAGCGGGAGCACGCCAAGCGCGCGCCGACCGACGTTGCCGAAATGATGATCGAGCAGCAGCGCGCCGAACTTGAGCTCACGCAGGAAAGAGCCGAGACGCAGCGGATCAAGAATCTGCAGATGCGCCGAGAGCTCGCGCCTGTGGACGGAATCAGCGCGGCTTTGGGTCAGCTGGCATCGCGCATCGGCGCCGTGCTGGATCCGCTGCCCGGCAAGATCCGCCGCCGGCAACCGAAGCTGACGAACGCAGACGTCGAGACCATCCGACACGAGTGCGTCAAGGCAATGAACCTGGCCGCGGAACTGGAGATCGATTGGGATGCGCTTGAGCCCGTCAACGCGGACGGCAATTGATAAAGCTGTCCGCGCTGGGTTGCAGGCATTCCGCCGGCCCGAGCCTAGACGCCTGAGCCAATGGTCAAACGAACACTTCTATCTGTCGCCCGAATCAAGCTACGTCGAGGGCCGCTGGGAGTGCCTGAGCTTCCAGCGCGGAATGATGGACGTCATTTCGAACGACGATGTGCAAGAGGTCTGGTTCACCAAGTCGGCGCGCGTCGGCTACACCAAGATCATCATGGCCGCGTCGCAGTACTTCGCGGTGCACAAGAAGCGCAACGTCGCGATCTGGCAGCCGACCGACGAGGACCGTGACGAGTTTGTCAAGACCGAGATCGACCCCGCGATCCGCGACAACCCGGAAATCATCGGCATCTTCCCGGCGTTCGACAAGAAGTCGAAGCACAACACGCTGGCCCTGAAGCAGTTCATCGGCTCGAGTCTGCACCTGCGCGGCGGCAAGTCCGCCAAGAACTACCGACGCCTGTCGGTCGACGTGGCAATCCTCGACGAGCTCGACGGCTTCGACCATTCGATCGAGCGCGAGGGTCCGCCGGCGCAGCTTTCCCAGCGCCGCGTCCAGGGCGCGAGCTTTCCCAAATTCATCGCCGGCAGCACGCCGAAGATCAAGCAGACGACGATGATCGAGAAAGGCGAGGCCGAATGCGAAGTCCGCCTGCGCTGGCATGTCACTTGCCCGGAGTGCGGCCACGAGCAACGGATCCGCTGGGGCGGCAAGGATGAGTCGCACGGCCTGAAGTGGGACAAGCTGCCCGACGGCCGGGTCGACGAGGAAAGCGTCGGCTACCAGTGCGAAGCCTGCGGGGAGCGCTTCGACCACAACCAATATCAGCAGGCCGCGCGGGAAACCGGCCGCTGGATGACCGAAGACCGCGAAGTCTGGCTGGATGGCGAAGGCCTGTTCCGCGACACGCGCAACCGCGTGGTCGATCCGCCGCTGTCGGTCGGCTTCCATCTCTGGTCCGGCATCAACGAGATGGTGCCCTGGGTCGGCATCGTCCGCGAGTGGCAGGCGTGCAAGGGCAAGCCCGAAAAGCTGCAGGGCTTCGTCAACCTTACCCTTGGCGAAGCCTGGGAGACCGACGAGACCGAGCAGATGGACTCGCAGGTCATGCATCGGACCCGCCGCGAGCATTACGAAGCCGAGATCCCGGACGGCGTCACCATGCTGACGGTTGCCGTTGACCACCAGGACGACCGCTTCGAGCTGCAGTTCGACGGCTGGGGCATCGGCGAAGAGCGCTGGTCGGTGGCCTACGACCGCATTTTCGGCGACCTGTCGCAGCCGATCGTCTGGGAACAACTGGCCCTGGCGTTGCGGCGCCAGTTCCGCAACCGCTCCGGCGAATTGTTCGAGCCGCTGATCGCCTGCATCGACTACGGCGGCCACTACGGCGACGACGTCGCCCGGCTGTGCGTGCGGCTGGGGCCGCTGTTTGCGATCCCGACGAAGGGCTCGAGCTACTACGGCAAGCCCATCGTCAACTTCCCTAGGAAGAAAAGCGACAAAGGCGTGTATCTGGTCGAGGTCGGCACCGACACGGCCAAGGATCTGCTGTGGCAGCGCATCAAGATCGCCGACCCGGGCCCGGGCTACTGGCACTGGCCCATCAGCGATGACTTCGACGAGACCTACTTCACGCAGCTCACCGCGGAAGAAAAGGTCCGCAAGATCAGCCGGGGCAAGGAAGTGTTCGTCTATGACAGCAAGGGCCGCCGTAACGAAGCCTGGGACTGCTCGGTCCTCGGGCTGGTCGCTGTGCGCATCGCGCAGCAGAAGTTCGGCATCGACCTGAACCAATCCACCGGCGTGGTCCACGCCCGGCCGGCGCAACCCCGCCTGGCCAAGCGCAAGCGCCGCGAATCCAACTACTGGTGACCCGATGACCGACTGGACCCAAGCCGATCTGACGGCAATCAACGCCGCGATCGCCAACGGCGTGACTGAAGTGCGCTACGCCGACCGCACGGTGAAATACCGCTCGCTCGACGAGCTGGCCAAGGTCAAGGCCATGATGCAGCGCGAGCTTGGCCTGGCCACGCGCCCGAACCGCGTGCTGGCCTCGTTCGACAAGGGGCTGGCCAAGTGAGCCGCGTCAAGCCGAACCTGATCGACCGCGTGGTGTCCTGGGCCAACCCGCGCGCCGGCCTGCAGCGCTTGCAGTATCGGCAGGCGGTGGCGCTGTTCGAAGGCGCCGAGCGCGGCCGCCGGACGAAAGGCTGGCGCGCGCCGAACAGTTCGATCCAGTCCGACACCCGCCGCGGCTTGACGCTGCTGCGCGCACGATCCCGCGATCTGGCGCAGAACAACGCGCACGCGGCCGCCGCGCATCGCGAGATCCCGGCCGCCATTGTCGGCCACGGCATCACGCCGCACCTGCTGATCACCGACGCCCCGGCCCGGGCGCGGGCTGAAGCGCTCACCAAAGCCTGGTTCGACACGACCGCCTGCGATGCTCAGGGGCAGTTGAACTTCTACGGCATCCAGAACCTGATTGCGAAGTCGATCGTCGAGTCCGGCGAGGCGCTGGTCGTGCGCCGGCGTCGCATGTCGGCCGGCATCCCGCTGCAGATCGAAGTGCTCGAACCCGATCACATCGACACCAGCAAGGACGGCACGACCAACGGCAACAACAACATCATCCAGGGCATCGAGTACAGCCCGCGCGGCCGCCGTGTCGCGTACTGGCTCTACGATCATCACCCGGGTGATCAGTTCTACCGCATGACCCAGATCAGCAGCCGGCGGATTCCGGCGTCCGAGGTGCTGCACATCTACCGCATCGACCGTCCCGGTCAGGTGCGCGGCGTGCCCTGGGGTGCGCCGGTGCTGCTGCGGCTGCGTGACTTCGACGAATACACCGACGCGCAGCTGATTCGGCAGAAGATTGCTGCCTGTTTCTCGGTGTTCATTAAGCCCGGCGACCAGTTCGGCGCGCTGGCCTCGACGGCCGACCCGACCGAAGGCCCGGTGCTGCCCGAAAAGGTCGAGCCCGGCATGATCGAGATGCTCGACAACGGAAAAGAAGTCGCGTTCGGCAGCCCGCCGGGCGTGTCCGGCTTCGGCGAATACGCGACCACCTCGCTGCACGAAGTCGCAGCCGGCTACGGCGTGCCGTATTCCGTGCTCACCGGCGACCTGCGCCAGGTCAATTTCAGCAGCGGCCGGCTTGGGCTCATCACCTTCTACCGCAACGTCACCAACTGGCAGCAGCACTTGCTCATCCCGCAGCTGTGCGAGCCGGTCTGGCGCTGGTTCGCCGAAGCCGCGCAGACCATCGGCGCATTCGACGATGCCATGCCGGTCCGCTGGTCGCCACCGCGGCGTCAACTGACCGACCCGGCCCGCGAAATCCCGGCGATTCGCGATGCGGTGCGCTCCGGCCTGATCACGCACCGCGAAGCAATCCGTCAGCAGGGTTTCGATCCGGATGACTTCATCGACGAGGTGCGCGAATTCAACGACCAGCTCGACGAGCGCGGCCTGGTGTTCGACACGGACCCGCGCAGGGTCTCATCCGCCGGGCTGTCGCAGCCGGCACAACCTGATACGGGAGGCAGCAATGCCGAAGACGAATGAACCGCGCAACGGCATCAGGCTGAAGCGCACCGACGACGGCTTCGACCTGCGCCTGTCTGGCGTGGTCGGCGACGGCTGGGAAGGATTCACTGACGACTGGCTCGACGGCTCGCTCGATGACGTCGAGGGCCGCGGCCTGGTGCGCATCAACTCGCCGGGCGGCATGGTGTTCCAGGGCATCGCAATCTATTCGATGCTTGCCCGCCGCAGCGACCTGACCGTGCGCGTCGAGGGTCTGGCCGCCTCGATCGCCAGCGTCATCATGCTGGCTGGCCAGCGTGTCGAGATCGAGCGCGGCGCCATGGTCATGATCCACAACCCGTGGAACGTCGTGATGGGCGAGTCCAGCGACCTGCGCAAGTCGGCTGACGTGCTGGACAAGATCAAGGAATCGATCATCGACATCTACGAGGCGAAGACCGGCCAGCCGCGCGACGTCTTGGCCGAAATGATGGACGAGGAAACCTGGATGACAGCCGACGAGGCGGTCGAGTGGGGTTTTGCCGATGCGGTCGTTTCCGCGGGCGACACCGAGCCCGAAGACCTCATGCAGCAGGTCGACCTGTCGATCCTCGCCAACGCACAACACGCGCCGGCCCGCATCGCCGCGCTGATCAAGAACTCGGCATCCCGCCGAAGCACCCGGGCAACGGAGCCCGAAAACACCCTGTCGAACGGAGAACCTACCATGACCGACACGACCAACACCCCGGCGGCTCCGCAGAACGCCCCGGAACCGGACCCGAACATCGCTGCCAAGGCCAGCGCCAAGGCTGCGGCCGAAGCCGTAGCTGCCGAACGCAACCGCGTAAGCCGAATCAAGGCCCTGTGCGCCGAGGAGAAGATTGCGGATTCGTTCCGCGATCGCCTGATCGACGAGGGTATCGAGCTCGCGGAAGCTGAAGCGCGCATCACGATGATGGCGGACTACCTGGCGAAGGCGTCAGCTACCGACGGCATTCAGGGCCCGCACCGCGTCGTGATCACCCGTGACGAGCGCGACACCGTCCGCACCGCAGTGGCCACGGCGCTCCTGCACCGGGCGCGTCCGGGCGAGCACGAAATCGCCGGCGATGATCCCGCCCGCGAGTACACGAACATGAGCCTGATGGAGATGGCTCGAAACTTCGCCGAAAATGCCGGCAAGAACACGCGCAACATGACCCGCGCCGAGATTGCGCAGGCTGCCCTGCATTCGACGAGCGATTTCCCGCTGATCCTGGAAAACGTGGTTGGCAAGAGCCTGCGTGCCGGCTATGATCTTGCGCCGCGCGTGTTCCCGCTGGTCGGCAATCGCGAGACGCTGCCGGACTTCAAGGACGTCAGCCGCGTGCATCTCGGCGCCGCTCCGTCCCTTCAGAAGATCCAGGAGGGCGGTGAGTACACCTACGGCGAATTGAACGAGGAAGGCGAAAAGTACCGCGTCTTCAAGTACGGCAAGACGCTCGCGCTGACCTGGGAGGCGCTGATCAACGACGACCTGAGCGCGTTCACCCGTGTGCCGTTGCGGCTCGGTGAAGCTGCCGCACAGCTCGAGTCGGCAGTGTTCTGGGCAGAGCTCACTGGCAACGCCAACATGGCCGACGGCAACGCCCTGTTTTCGGTCGCTCATGGCAACCTTGCCGGCTCAGGAGCCGCCATCAGCGTTTCCTCGCTGGGGTTGGGTCGCACTGCCATGCGGCAGCAGAAGGACGGCGACCATTACCTCGCGGTGCAACCGGCGTTTCTGGTTGTCCCGACCGCGAAGGAAACCATCGCCGAGCAGTTCGTCAGTCAGAACCTGTTGCCGGATTCCTCTGGCAACATCAATCCGTTCGCCGGCCGCCTGCAGGTGATCAGCGAGCCGCGGCTGGATGAGAACAGCGCGACCGCCTGGTATTTGTTCGCTTCACCCAACTCGATCGATACCATTGCCTACGCGTATCTGCAGGGTGAAGAAGGCCCGCAGATCACGACCCACGAAGGCTTCGACGTGGACGGCATGAAGGTCAAGGTGCGGCATTGCTTCGGCGCCAAGGCGATCGACTGGCGCGGCATGTTCAAGAACCCGGGCGCGTAAGCGCTGCCAACCCCTGAGCCCGGCCCGTGCCGGGCTCGCTTTTTTCCGGCAATTTGCAAGAGGACAGCATCATGGCAAAGAACTACGTTCAGCCCGGCCAGGTGATCGATTACACCAACGGTTCGGGTTCCAGCATCACCAGCGGTACGGTGATCAAGATGGGCAACATCCTCGGCGTGGCCGTGGCTGACATCGCTGATGGCGAGCAGGGCTCGGTTGCTATCGAGGGTGTGTTCACCGGCCCGAAGGTTTCGGCAGCGGTGTTTGCGGTCGGCGAAAAGCTGATCTGGGACGTCAGCGCTAACACCGGCGCAGGTGCGTTCGACGACAGCTCCGCAATCCCGGCGACTGGCGACATCACCGGCGGTGCCGTGGCGGTGGTCGCAGGCGAGGATGCCCAGACAACCTGCACGTTTAAGCTCACCCCGGGCAACACCGCGGTCGCGTAAACGCCCCGGCAGTAACGGCTCACAGTGCCCGGCCCCGCGCCGGGCGCTTGCTTTGGAGTATCCGAAATGTTCGACCCGAAGAAACTCAGCTATCCGCGCGTCGAGGACGGCGTCGTGCTGTACGGCCCGGAGGACTGGCCGGCGGCCAAGCTCGCAGTGCTGCAACGGCTCAGCGCCCCGGCGCATCAGGAAGCCGAACCGACGCCTGACGAACCGAAGGCCGAAACGCCCAAGCCGCGCCGCGGCCGTCAGCGCAAGAAGACCGCATGAACCTGGACGCACAGACCAGCACCATCGCCTTCCGCGCGTTCTCGGCGCCCTGCTCCATCGCCGGCACCGCTGCTGAATGCGTCATCGACCGAAACGTCGAGGTCTACGACGAAAACGGTCAGGTGATCGGCAAAACCACTACCGCGGATTTGCTTAAGGCCGACGCGGGCGCCGCCGAATACGGCGATACGCTGATTGTCGGCGACGACACCTTCACCTTCGGCCGCAAGCTGGCCGATGACGGCTTCATCCAACGTTATGAGGTGCACGAGCAATGATGCTGCTCGAGTTCGGCTTTGAGGATTTCGACACGGTCAAGCGCGCATTCTCGCCCGAAGTCATCACCCGCGCGCTCGGCAGCACCATCCCGCGCGTCGCCGCCAAGGCCCGCACCGAGGTGTCGGTCGGCATCCGTCAGACGTACAACGTCAAGGCGGCCACGATCAAGGAAACCGTCAGCTTGCAGACCCGGCGGTCGCGCGAGGATACGGTCTCGGTTCTGTCCTACCGCGGCGGTGCGCTGCCCATCGACCGATTCGGCACCAGCGTCCGCACGATTGCGACTGGCCGCGGCCGCCGCATCGCAGTGTCCGCGCGTGTCAAGAAATCCAGCGGCCGCAAGGTTGTCGCCGGCGGCTTCCCGCTGCGCGGCCGGGCCGGCCCGACGATGGAGCGCAAGGGCAACGCACGCCTGCCGATCCAGCGCGTATTCCGACTGTCCGTGCCGCAGATGATCAACGCAGATGTGCGCGCGACCGTCGAACGCAAGATCGAGGTTGACGCCAACCTCGATCTGAACCGGAACCTGCGCTTCTGGCAGGACAGGCTCGCCGGATGATCACCGACCTGATTACCCACCTGCAGACCGAGCTGATCGTCACCGACGGCTATGCCCGGGTCGCGCACGCCTGGACGACGCAGCCGAACGACGAGATCAGCACGGCTGACCTGCCGGCTGCACTGGTGTTCACCGGCCGCGATTCCAGCGACGAATCCAACGCCGACAACCGCGTCGACCAACGCACCAATCGCGAGGTCTGGATCTACACCGTCTGCAATACGGACGACCTGGACGACCTGCGCCAGCGTCTTTTCGATGCCGCACTGGGCTGGCAGGCAGATGGCAGCTGGGACGCCCTGCAGCACGAACGCGGCGAAGTGCGCGACATCAGCGGAAACCGCATCTGGTGGCTGGATGTGTTCCGCACCTGGCGCATGAACTCTCAAACCTAGGAGATCGACATGGCGAGTGGCGGCTGCTACTACATCCTGAACGGCCAGCGCGTGACCGAGGCCGAATACATCGCACAGCTTACCCAGCCGGCGAGGACGCGCAAGAAGAAGGCGCCGAAGACCGAGCCTGAACCCGAATCCACCACGACATCCGGCCAGCCGGATTCCACGACCACCAACAGCAGCGAGGACTGACCCATGCTTTTCCGCAATCGCGTACTGCTGGCCAAGATGCAGCCGGACCCCGCCGTGGACCCGACCCCGGCTGCCTCGGATGCCATCCGCACCCAGAACCTCAACTGGACGCCGTATGCCGGCGACCGCATCGACCTGGAAGAGGACCGGCTTTCGCTCGGTGCGTTCCAGTCCATCAACGTCAGCCCGCAGATCGGCATGAGCTGCGAGGCATACTTCACCGGATCCGGCGGCGCCGGCGACACCGTGACGGGCTTCGGCCCGCTGCTGCGCGCCTGCGGTCTGTCGCAGACCGTCGACGCCACGGTCGGCTCGGAGAACGTGCTGTATCAGCCGGTCTCGGATTCGTTCGAGGAAGTGGCGCTGTACTTCGTCCGCGAGGTCGGCGGTGCTGGCGTGCTGCACAAGGCGCTTAACTGCAAGGGCAACGTGCAGATCGCTCTTTCTGCCGGCGCGCTGCCGCTGTTCACCTTCGACAACTTCATCGGCAAGTACGTCAAGCCCAGCGCCCCAAGCGACATCACGGCCGCACCTGCCAACTTCGGCAGCGTGCTGGCAGTCACCAAGGCCAACACGCCGACGTTCACCATCGACGCCAAAGGCACGCCGTTCAATCCGTGCATCAATTCGTTTACCTTCACCCTCGGCAACACCGTGGCGTGGAAGGACGAACCGAACTGCATCGGCTCGATCATCGAGGACCGGCGCTCGTCCGGCAACATCGTGTTCAAGGCGCCGACCTTCGCCGCGAAGGACGTCTGGGCGTTCATCGAAGCGCATGCCGGCATCACCCTGACCGACCTGTCGATCGTCCACGGCACCGTGGCCGGCAACATCGTCGAGCTGACCATCCCGGCGGTGCAGTTCACCAACATCACCGAGCAGAACGTCCGCGGCGAGCTCTACTACAGCGTCGACTACGTGGCGCTGCCGACCAGCTCGGGCGACGACGAGATCAGCATCATCACCCGGTAATCGGTTCGGGCCCGGGGTTGGTGTCGAGCCGTGCCGCCCCGGTGTCCCGTCAATCCTACGGTTCAACGCATCACCTGGCCGCCTTCGGGCGGCCTTTTCTTTCAACGGCTTAACGGCGAGGTATCACCATGTCCCATGCAATCCTGAAAGGCGTCAGCGACGAATTCAACGTCCAGAGCAAGATCAAGGTTTACAGCGCGCCCAAGAAGTACACTGAGGTCCAGGCGGAGTTCCGCTTCCGTCGTCCGACCCGCACCGAACTGACCCAGCTTTCGCAGTCGATCCAGTCCGCGATGAAAGCATCTGATTTCGACCGCGTGGCCGAAACCGTGCGCGAATACCTGATCGGCTGGCAAATGAACGGCGCGGACGGGCAGCCGGTCGAATTCTGCGACGAGAACGTCGACATCGTGCTCGAGCAGCCCGACTACCTCTCGGCGCTGATCGGCGCGTTCGTGTCCTTGCTCAACCCCGGCCGGGCCCGCGCGGGAAACTGACAGCGCTCGGCCGGTTCTGGGCTGAAGCGGTATCCGGCCCGGTCGAGCCGAAAGTCAGCGACATCGAGCGGCAGATCATTCAGGGTCTGCCGTCCGATCCGGAACCCGAAGCGCTCAGCTTCGAGGTCTACGCCGAAAACTGGCCGGCTTGGGAAATCTTCAGCCGCTGCAGCACGCAGTGGCGCATTGCGCCCATGGGCGGCCTGATCGGTCTTGAGTATCCAGCGGTCGAGATCCTGATCCGCGCAGCGGGCGAACCGCTTCGAATCCTGCACGACATCCAGCTGATCGAGCGCGCAGCCGTCACCCGGCTGCGTGAGCTTGCCGACGAGCGAAAGGACAAACGTGGCCCGTAATTTCACGACCAACCTGATCCTGGCGGGCAACGCGCAGGGCGGCCTGGCGGCTCTGCGCACTGTGCAGGGCGAGCTCAACCGCACCGAGCGCTCGGGCGGCAAGCTGCGGCGCGAGTTTCAGGAGCTGTCGCGCCGTGGCCAGGTGCTACAGCAGGGCATGGTGCGCCTGGGCGGTGCGCTGGCGGCTGCATTTTCGGTCGGCGCGGCGGTGCGTGGCATTCAGCAACTCACGGCCGAAGCCGACGGCATCGCCAAGACGGCGCGCAACATCGGCATCACCGGCGAAGCCCTGCAGGAACTGCGTGGCGCCGGTGAGCTTTCCGGTCTGGCCATTAACCAGGTGGACGACGCACTACGTCGATTTAACCGACGGCTGGGCCTGTTTATTCAGGACGGCGGTGGACCGGCCGCAAAGGCGATCGAACGCCTGAACCTGCAGGTGCAAGACAGCACAGGCAAGTTCATTGGCGTAGAAGCCGCGCTCGACCAGGCGATCGACGCCATCGCCCGGCTGCCGACCGTTGCCGAACAGGCTGCTGCAGCGTCCGAGCTGTTCGGCGAAGATGCCGGCCCGAAGCTGGTCACGCTGCTGCAGCAGGGCAGTGAGGGCGTCAAGGAACTGCGCGAGCAGATCCGTGCGACCGGTTCGGTCATGTCGGACGAAGCGACGGTCGCAGCGGAGCGATTCAGCGACCAGCTCACCCTGCTGGGGCGGCAGACCAAGGGCATCGCCGTTGGCATATTCGACGGACTGATTCCGGCGCTGGCCGGTACGTTCGAGGCGTTCCAGCAGGTTCAGCGCGAAGGCGACGGCCTGACCAACGTCGGCGAGCAGATCGGCCGGGCGTTCAACGTCATCATCCGCGCCGGCATCGTGGTGCGCGAAACCATGCTCGCGATCGGCGAGGTGATTGTCGGCCTGGCCGTGACGGTGGTCGGCGCCGTGCAGCAGATCGCCGCGCCGTTGACCGGCTTCCTCGAAAGCGCGCAACAGGCAACGCAGGCGCTGCTCGACCGCGACTTCAAGGCTGCAGCTGCAGCCGTCAGCGGCATCGGCCGGCAGATCGCCACCGACTTCGAGGACGCGCGCCTGCGCACCGACCGCGGCCTCGGATTTATCGGCGAATCGGTCGAAACCCGGGTCCAGAACGCGGTTGAAAGTGTGGCCCGCATTGCCGCAGGCCTCGACGACGCCGGCGAACAGGCCGAGCAATCCGGCCGAGAGTTCGACGAGTGGGCTATCTCCGCTGACGGTGCTGGTCAAGCAGCTGAGGGCGCTGCAGGCAAAACACAGCAATGGGCCGACCGCATCGCCGACCTTGAAGCCCGCATGGGCGGCCCGCTGGCCCAGGCCATCCGAGAACTGCAGCGCGACACGCAGGCGGTGGTGGCGGCCTTCAACGCCGGCGAACTGTCCGGCGACCAGCTCAACCAGATGCTGGACCTGCTGCAACAGCGCTTCGAAACCACGGCCGACACGATCGGCCAGAAGATGGCCGCCGAGCTCGAGCGCCTGGCATTTTCTACGCTGCCGGCGGTGGTGCAGCAAATGCTCGGGCTGGTCGAGGCGACGCAGCAGGTCGCAGACGCCGGCTCGGGTTTCGGCAATATCTTTTCCCAGGTCGGCAGCGGTTTCGCGCAGTCGATCTTCGCCGGCCAGTCGATCGGCGATTCGCTCGCATCGGCATTTACCGGCGCGGGCGGGGCGCAGGTCGGCCGTGGGCTGGAGCAGATCTTCGCCGATGCGGCCGAGGCGGGTTTCGGGCAGGCGCTCAGCAACTCGCGCACAGTCGGCAACATCGCCGGCGGTATCGCGCTGGGCATTGGTCAGATCGCGCAGGGCAACACCGGGCAGGGTATCGGCCAACTGGCCGGAACGATCATCGGCAGCTTCGCGCCCGTCATCGGCCCGATCATCGGCGGTCTGATCGGATCGCTGGTCGGCGGGCTATTCGGCGGCGGCAGCGTGCCCAAGTTCCAGGTCCGCGGAACCCGCCCGGATCGTGCAATCGACGAAGGCACGGACGTAACCACGTTTACGCGCTTCGGTCAACTGGATTTCGCCTTCCGAGAGATCGAAGCGGAAGCGCAGGCGACAGTCATCCGCGGCTTCCTCCAGTTCGACGGCGCACTCGCAATGGCCATCCGCGATGCCGACCGGCGCACGGCCGTGGCGGAGGCCCTGGAAGAGTTCGCCGTGTCCAGCCGCGCCGACGGCGAGGATCTGGGCACGCTGCTGCAGGATCGCTTCGACCTGGCGCTGTCTGCATTCGAGCCCGCCGTCCGCGCGGCCGTCCAGGGCGTGGGCACGACGCTGGAAGAGCAGATCCAGCGCCTGGCCGATTCCGAGGCGATCCGGGCCGCGACCGACCGGCTGCAGGGCATCGGTCTGGGCTTCGAGGAGGCGCTGGCGCTGGTCGCTGAGCTGGAGCAACCCGGCGAAGGTCTGGCTGCTGCATTCCTGCGGCTCCGCGCCGGCATTACTGGCCTTGAGGAAGTCATCGGCGCGCTGGGTGGTGAACTGATCGGCTCGAGAGCGGCCGCGCTGGAGTACGTCGACGCGCTCAGCACGGCCGCCGGCGGCATTGACGAGCTGACGCGCCTGTTCGACCGCTTCAACTCGACGTTCGTCGACTCCAACGACCTGCTCGGAGCGCAGATCGACGCCGCCCGCGGCCGGGCGGGCGGGCTGCTGGCCGGGCTCGGTCTGGACGAAGGGCTGGTCGACGATCGCGACGCATTCCGGCAAGCCTTCGCCGACCTGCTGCCGACGCTCGACCCGGCCGATGCTGCGGTGCTGCTGCAGGCGGCCGATGCCATCGCCGACGTGATCGACCTCGAGGCCGAACTGGCCCGCGCCCGCGAACAGGCCCTGCAGCCGCTGCGCGACCTGGCCAGCCTGCAAGCGCAGGCCGCTACTGCGTTGCTGACCTTCGACCTCAACGACTTCCAGTCCGCCATCGTTCAGATCCGGATCGACGGAATCGCCGCCGCCCAAGCGCTGGAAGATGCCGCCGCTGCCACCGGCATGCAGGTCGACATCACCGGCGATCTGGCCAACGTCACCGAACTGACGGCGCGCCGGATTGCCGCTGCAATCCAGCAGCTTGAGCAGGTCGGGCGCGGTCTGGCCGAGCAGTTGTTCGGCACCGAGCTGTCGCGTCTCGACGAAGAAATCGCCGCGCTGCAAGACGGCCTCGGCGGCACGGCCGACGGCATCACGCAAGTCGCAGAAGCGACTACGGCCGCCGCAGATGCTAGCGCCCAGGCTGCTGTCCAGCTGCGCCGTTTCGCCGATTCCTTGCTGATCGGCAATCTGAGCCCGCTCAACAGCGGCGACCGGCTCGACGAGGCGTTCCGGCAGCTGCAGGACGCCAGCGCGCGCGGCGATGCTTCGGGCGTGCAGTCGCTGGCCAACAGCGTCCTGCAGATCGGTCGCGAGCGCTTTGCATCCGGTCAAGAATTCAGCGAGTTGTTCGCGGAGGTGCAGCGCATCATCCGCGGCACTACGCCGGCCAGCGACCGCCCGCAGCCGGTGACGATCGTCGGCGCGCCGGGCATCAGCGTCGGCGTTTCGCCCGAGCTCGAAGCCCTGCTTGCACGCCGTGCCGAGCTCGAAGCCGAACAGCAGGCCCAGCAGGACGCGCTGCTGGCCAACCAGCTCGCCCAGGTCATCGCCGACATCGGCGCGGAGGACGAGCGCACCTTTGCCCAGATCGCCCAGGCGCTGGGCTTCGACCTCGACCAGCTTGCTGACGTGCTCGGGCTGGACCTGGCCGGCCTGGAAACCTTCATTGCCAGCCTTCAGGTCGACACCCAAAGCACGGCCGGCGCGATCGCCACGATGGAAGCCGCGCTGTTCGACGAGCTGGTGGTGCAATCCGACCTGCTGCGCGAGATCCGCGACGGCATCGGCCCGGTCGACTTTGGCGGAATCGGCGACGGCGAACTCCCGCCCGGCGCCGGCCCCGTCCTGCCGCCCGTCGACCCGCCTCCCGGCATCAACCCGCCCGGCTCGCCGCCGATCGACCCGGGCATCAACCCGCCGATGGCCCCGCGCGAGCTGGTCGAAGGAATCGCCGGCACCACCACGGCCGTGCAGCAGATCGGCGGCCAGATCAGCGGCACCATTGAAGGCGGAAACGCCGAAGTCGTCCTGCTGCTGCGACGCATCGCCAACGAACTGGAGCGCACCAGCGGCACGCGCGGCAACACCAGGGTCGCCGTATGACCGCGCCCGAATTCCTGTTCGACATCGATCTGAGTATCCCAGCGCCGCAGCCGCCCGA